GGTCGTTTATTGACATTACAATAGTAAAAAAGCAACCCAGTCCACAAAACACTAAACGCTAAGCGCTTACAGCTGCAAAAACGAAACAAAAAACAGCGTTTTCATTGTCCTTTTTTACGCATTGGCACGCCATTAAATTTGGGTATGAAGTTGGTGGACTGCCTAGCAGAAGTTAATGCAACGCGCAATAAAGTGCCGCTGCCTTTTAGTATGGATTTTTGGACCCTTAACCGTAAGCAAAAAACTGGTGGCGAACTTAAGCAGGTTAATAACTACATAGGTACTGGCAGCGCACACGATGCAATGCAAAACGGCACCATTACCATACGACCTGCAAAAGCAGGCGGCCACCCAATTACCGTACACATTAGAAATATAGTAAAGCTAAATGGCGAAAAAGTTTACTGGTAAAATTGAAGAATTAACCAACGGTATTTACCACGTTGATGTGTACGATGGCGCTGTGGTGGCTATTGAAAACACCATTAAGAAAAAAGGAACGCCAACGCAGGTGCTTTTTGATGGTAAAAAGCAGCACAACTTTGTGCCGTGGGGCACAGATAATAAGTTTCCAGAAACGGTAAAAGATGTGGTGCAAAAAAACACCATACTTAGTGCCAGACTAGCGCAGCGCGTGGCACGCATATACAGTGGTGGTGTTATGTGGGGCACACTTTCTTACGATGATAACGGCAACGAAAAATTCAAACCTGCTATGGCAGGAACCGAAGCCAACGAGATACGCCAATGGCTAAGAAACACAAATTTTCAGCATTGGTTTTACACGAGTATTGCCAACGAAGTTTACCTTAAACAAAGCTGGACAGAATTAGTGCTTAATGAAAGCGGTACAGCTGTTGGTAAAATGGTGGCACATAAAGCGAAGTACTGCCGCCACGCTTGGAAAAACCCACGAACTGGCCAAATTGAGCAAACATTTATTTATGGCGATTGGGCGAAAGACCCAAACGGCAAAGGCGCTGCCAGGCTTAATACAATAGATCCATTGTATGATGCTGTAGGCCAAATTAAAAACCAGCGCGCGCGTAATGTAGTGGTACCGGTAGCAATGCCAGATGTACTACAAGATTACTACGCACTTGCACCGTGGGACAGCGCGCGACAAAGTAGCTGGCTTTCTGTAGCTGAACAAATACCAGAGTTTAAGGCGGCTATTATGAAAAACCAGATAGCACCAAAGTATCTTATAAAAGTAAGTTACGACTACTGGCGCACCAGGTACCCAAACTGGGAACAGCTAGAACAAGCTGAACGTAAAGCCAAGTACGATGCCTTTATTAAAGAAGTAAGCGAAACACTAAGCACCGCCAGCAACGCAGGCAAAAGCATTTTTAGTATTAACAAGTTTAACCCTGCCACTAACCAGCAGGTGGAAGGCATAACCATAGAAGAAATTGGCAGCAAATTTAAAGATGGCCAATACATAGAGGACAGCAACGAAGCCAGCACGCACATACTTACTGCACTTGGCGAAGATCCAACACTTAGCGGCAATGGTCCTGGTAAAAATTATGGCGCAGGTAGTGGAAGCGATAAAAAGGTGGCGTGGGACATTGCCTATGCGCTAGAACGACCAGTGCAAGACATTCTGCTTGAACCTTTAAACATTGTAAGAGATTTTAACGGATGGAACCCAGACCTAGTTTTTAGGTGCCGCTATGGTATGCAGGCAAATTTATACAGTGGCACTGGCGTGCCTAAAACTTCAAACGCACCAGAGTAATGGCAATACTGCAAGAAACAGACTTTAAAAATTCAGTACCAGTATTAAAAAGTTTAAGCTGGTCGTTACTTAATGCCAGCGTACAGCAGGCAGAACGCGATTACTTAAAGCCAATACTTGGCAGCACAGAGTATTCAAATTTGGTAACAGCTTCTGCCAGCTTACCACTTACTGGTTCCACGCTTGCGCTTTACGACCAGTTAAAAGAACCACTGGCGCAAATGGCTGCATACTTGGCGGTGCCAGATATTGATATTAATTTAAGTACGCACGGTTTTACCGTACATAAAGACGAAAACAGCGCACCAGCTAGTCAAAAAAGAGTTGAACAGTTTAGGCTTAGCCAACTGCGTAAAGCAATGGCTGGTTTTGATGCTTTGCTAGAATGGCTGGAAACCAACGCAGCTACATACCCAGACTGGGCAGCAGGCGAAGGCTATACCGAACTTAAACAAGGTTTTGTTAATACCACTGCAAACTTTAACGAAGTGGTGGATATTAACAACAGCCGCCACTTGTTTATGCGCCTGCGACCTTATAGGCGTAAAGTTGAGCAGTACGAATTAAAAAGCTACTTAGGTACTGATTTGTACGATGAAATGCGCACGCAAATTACCACCAACGCTGTAAGTGCAGACAACCAAGAACTGATACCGTTTATTAAAGAAGCGGTGGCAAATCGTGCAATAGCTAAAGGTATTTTGGCGCTTAACCTGCAAATTGATGAGCGCGGCTATTTATCTGCTGGCATTCAAGAAAGCCACACAATGAAAATGCAGCAGCAGGCTAAAGATGAGCACATAAATACGTTGGTAAAACAGTACAATGCAGAAGCAGATGCATTTTTTGAAAAGCTGCGCAGCTACTTAAACCAAGAAGCCAGCGCCAGTAAGTATGCTGTTTACTTCAATTCTGATTTATACGTTGATCCAAACGGTGCCGACCCAAACGAGGACCGGCACGAAAACCAAGGCAGCGACCCACTTTTTATTTTCTAAAACACGTTAATGGTAGATATGCAGAATACGCTAGAATTATTCGCGGCCATTGCCACAAAAAGCAAAATAGCAGCCTTGGCGTTCTTTAAATTTACAATAGCCACCGCTGTGGCTTACATAGCACCAGCACACGATCTTCTGGTGGGTATGGGCGTTATCATATTCCTTGACCTAGCCACCGGCATTTACAAACAAATACGCGCCAATGGCATTAAATCCATTAACGCTTCTGGCTTTAAAAAAACTGCAGATAAAATAGTGCTTTACCCTTGCGGTATTATTGCTGCGTACTTTTTAGAAACACACTGGATGCCAGAATTGCCAGTAATGAGAATAAGCACCGTGTGGTTTGCTATTACAGAGGTAAAAAGCATTTTTGAGAACGTAGGTAGCATACTCGGTGTTGATGCGTGGGGCGCTATTTGGCCGCGTATTAAGGATTACTTCGATAACATAGGCAAGACAAAATGAACGCACTACAGCATTTACAACAAGAAGCTGGCGTGGCAGCAGATGGTGCTTTTGGTCCTTTAACACTTAAGGCGGCAGCTGCTTTACTTGGTTTAAACAACCACAAAGCCGCCCACTTCTTTGCGCAGTGCGCACACGAAAGCGCTAATTTTTCGCGGTTTGAAGAAAACCTTAATTACAGCGCAGATGGTTTACGTTCTGTTTTTCGGAAGTACTTTACACCAGAACAAGCTGCGCAATATGCACGCCAGCCAGAACGCATTGCCAACCGTGTTTATGCCAACCGTATGGGTAATGGTCCAGAAATAAGTGGCGATGGCTGGAAGTTTAAAGGCCGTGGTGCACTACAGCTTACTGGGCGCAATAATTACCAGTTATTCAGTGCTTATGTAAATGATGAAACCATACTGCAAAACCCTGCACCAGTAGCTACTGTTTATGCCTTTAAAAGTGCTATGTGGTTTTTCGACCAGAACCGCTTATGGAGTATTTGCGCGCAGGGCGTAAACGATGAAACCATAACTAAACTTACCAAGCGCATAAATGGCGGCACTAATGGCTTAGAACACCGCAAAGAACTTACCAAAAAGTATGCGCAATGGGTATAACTAGAAACCAAAGAGAACTAAGATTTTATTTAAAGTTAAGAGATGAGGGAATTAGCCATAAAAAGGCTGTAAAAATGTTCCCGAAAGATTACCGAGAAAAAGCAAAAAGAATGAAAAAGTTTTACCGGTAATGAAAAACAAAAACTGCCGCATTGACTGTATTAAAAAGCTTTAAACCTTACGCCATTGGCGCTGTAGTTGGCGCAGTAGTTTGCTTCTGCATAATTATGGCTGTAAACCAAATGCTGCCAGATACCACTGTAAGTGTAGATAACACCTACCTGCAGCAGCGCTTACAGTTAGAAGCTAAAGCCAAACGCCAAGCAGAAGAAAACAAGCAGCTAAGCGTAAAGGTGCAAGCGCTTACCGATACCATAGAACTACTAAAAAAAGCACCAACCCAAATAAGCTACACCAATGCAGCAAACCGTATTAAAAATTGGCATTTGCCTAATGATAGTGCCACAGCTTTGCTTTTCGCAAGATTGGCAGCAGAAGATACCAATCGACTGCGATACGTGTACCGTAATTACACCGTACCAGGTAAAGCAGATTAACCGTATTTACGATGATCGTACAGAGTGCTGGCAGCAGTATGTGGCTGCTGTTCAACTGCTAGACCGTATGCAGCAGCGGCACGATATGCAAATTAAATTACTAGCTACTGCCAAGGCAGAATACAAAACACTGCAGCAGGTGCAAGCGCTTACAGATGCTGAGTTTAAACGCTACCAAAAACAAACGCTTAAACTGCAGCGTGCACTTAAGCGTAATAAAACATTGGTGTGGGTGTTGGCAGGTTATGGCGCTGCTGCCACAGCCGTAGCTGCTGTTTTTATTGCTGCTAATTAGTACAAAACAGCCGTTTATTTGTCCTTTTTTAGCAGCGTTTACGTGCCGAAATTGGCACTATGATGTACGCACAGCTGCAGTTTGGCGCTAATTTTTACAGCATTGATATACCTAATGGCTGGGACCAATTAACACCAGAACAGTTTGAAGCCGTAAACTACATTAAGTGCACCAGCACAGATAAGCGGCTAATGGTATTCGAGGTGCTAATGGCTTTACTACCATTAACGCGCGCACATCTTTCTGGCTTAGTGCTGCACCTGCTGCAAATTAAGCAATGGCGCGCAGCATTTAATATGGCGCTGCTTTACGTGTTTTTTGATAAGCGTAAACTGTGGCAGTTTTTTGCTACTGATGATGTAATTGATGCACTGCCAGCCATAGATTGGCTTTTTGATAATAAGCAGAATAAGTTTACCAGTGCCATACCTAAATTAAAGCACAAAGGCATTAATTACAATGGTCCACGCACGCTGCTTAGCGGTGTTACTTGGCAGCAGATGAAGCTGGCAGATACTATTATTCAGCGCTTTGTAGATACTAAAAACGAAGCTTTGCTTAATGATTTAGCAGCGGTGCTTTACGTGCAAGAAGGCTACCAGCTTAATGTTGAGGATGAAAGCGTGCCAGAGCGCATAAAGTTGTTTACTAACCTGCGCGCACCGCTTAAGTATGCTATTTACACCAATTACGTACTGCTGCGCGATGCATTTTACCAGCAGTTTGAGTTACCCACTGCAGAAATAGCACTGGAAGGCCGCCCAGATTGGGAAGCCGTAACACTTTCTGTGGCAGAAAATGGCAGCTTGGGACCGTACCAAGATGTGGAAAAAACGCCAGCACGCACGGTTCTTAAGTATTTCGAGAAAAAACACAAGGAAACCAAGAATAAATAATGGCGCAGATTACCGATTTAGAAACATTTAGGGCTTTTTGGCGCGATGAAATTGTGGCGCGCACGCCATTGCTTAATGGTTTTACAGAACTGGCAAATAACGAAGCTTACGACACTATAAAAGGCGATGGCATTACCAGCCCGTTTATGGTGCTACTGCAGCCAGAGTTTAGAACTATAGACAACCGTACAATTAACGTGCAGCGCAGTGTAGATTTTGGCTTTTTTATTCTGAAAGCTGCCGAGTTTAAAGGCGATAATGCAGAAATAAAAACCATACAAAACGACTGCTTTAGTATTTGTGAACAGATAATTGGCAGGCTGGACTACCTAAACGAAGAAAAAGAATTTTTCGGTAAGTACCACGCCACCAATACGCAATACGAAGAAGTGGGCGGCCTATTTGGTGGCAACCACTATGGCGTGCAGTGCTTTGGGCAGTTTATTACTTACGATAGCATTAGACATAATGCTGCAAACTGGATTTAAAAAATGAGTTTAACAGTAATTTCTGAACCTGGTGTAATTGCATACAGCAAAAACCCTATCGAATGGCACCTGCGCAGCGCAAATTATGTTACTACGCAGCCAGTAGCTGGTGTTTACGAAATGGTATTTACAACCAAGCTTACCACCATTGGCAGTGCTTTAACACTTAGTTGGAATGGCAACAGTGTTACCTTTTTTGTGGATACCACCACTGATGCAAACGGTTATTTATTGCCAGATGATATACCCAGTACAACAGTAGGCCAATACTGCGAAGCGTTAGCAGATACGTGGTTTACTGCGCAGTACTTACTGCAAAAAGATTTTATTATTGAATACGTTGCCACAAACACTGTACGCTTTACTGCGCGCGAAGCTGGTACAGAATTGGCACTTACTTACACTACAGATATACCAAGTGGCGAAGCGGTATTTTCTACCGCTACCACACCGGTGGGCTTGGATGTATTAGATAATTACGCAGTAATTATGGATGTTGAGGTGGAAGAAACGTACGGCAGTGGCACCTTTACACGTATTGGCACGCTACACGCCACACCAACTTTGTACGATGATGCAGGAACATTAAAGGGCGATGCTAAACTAGATGTGCAGGAATTAATAGATGGTTTTTTGCAAACTAGAGAAGATGCACCAAACCCTGCAAGCGCCACGGCATTTGCTGCAGATAATACCAATTTAATGTACCGCGTAGTTTATGCCGAACGCTACAGCATAAACAGTTCTTTTGTTACGGTTTACCGTACGCAAAGCGATAATAAGCGCGTACTAAAAGGTGGTTTAAATTACCAAGATGTGGCTAATGTTGGCGATTTAGATACCAACTATTTCAGTGCAGCACTTAAACCGTTTAATACATTCCAGCCATTTACTAAAGAAGTAACGGCAAACGAACTGCACTGGATATACTGGTGCACGCCACACCAACTTACTGGCATTGATCAATACCGTACATTCTTTACGGTTTATTACACAGATGGCACCACAGATACTTCTGCACCAGACCTTACCACGCAAGATAAGTACGAAACGTACGCTTATGCTGTAGGTTTTGAGCAGCGCAGTTTAGATACACTGCAGCCTGCCAAAATACCGTACAAATACACGCTGCAAATATCCATACAAGGCACAGCCACTACAGATACGGTGGTGCAAACCTTTTGGCTGGTAGATGAAACCAGGCAGGATAAGCAGTTTTTATTTGAGAATGGCGTGCAGGGCTGGGACACACTGCGCTGCAATGGCGATGCTGTAAACAGTGCCGCGTTTAGCAAAAAAGAAGCGTTAAACGTGCTGCAAGATGGCTACAGCGCTACAGATAGAATTATTGAAGTAAAAAGCGAAGGCTTTACAGACACCACCAAAGTGTTTACTGGTTTTAAACCAAAAGCAGAAGCGGCACACTTGCGTGCTTTCCTTAATTCTGAAAAGGTGTACGAAGTGGTAAACGGTGTACTGGTACCAGTAGTGGTAAACGCTTCTAAAAGCTTTGAATTAGAGCACGAAAAAACGGGCGACTATGGTTATGGCTTAGAGTTTACCTACCGCCACGCATTCTTAAACAAAGGCTACAGCAACGCATAAATATGATTGGTTTTAAACTAAGTAATGGCGATGTAATTACACTTGATGCAGCAGCAAAGGTGGAATTTGAACTGGTAAGCAGTTTGTTTTCTGATGATATACCAGCTGCGCACAGTACCAATATTGTGGTGCCAGATGTAAACGGCAATTTTAAGAAGCTTGGCTACGCTAACCGCTTCGATATTTTGCAGCGCACTATTAAGCACGATAATGTGCAGATGGTTATTGATGGCCGCCCAGAGTACAGCGGTAAGTTATTTGTAAGACGTAAAACCAAAAAAGGGCTTAACTGCTTTTTTATTCCTAATGGTTTTGCGGTGGATATCTTAGACCAAAAGCTTACAGATGTAAACTATGGCGCAGATGTAAACCTTGGCAGCAGCACCAGTGCCGTGGTTACTGCAGCCAGTGGTTATGTGGCGCAAAATTACCCAGACGTAAATTTTAATTTCCCTACTATGTACGCGCCAAAAGCGTACAGCATAGAAGATGCTGTGGCGTGGCGCAGTGTAGATAACACAGATTTCTTTGAGTTTGATACAGCATACGCAGTAAACGATTATGTACAGTACTTAATTGATGGCGAACCAAACCTGCGCGGCATTTACCGCTGCATTACAGCCACCACTGCTGGCGAAGATCCACTGGGTACACCAGCCAAGTGGCAGCTAGAGAATGGAAACTGCCTTATAAATAACTGGGACCACAGCAGCAGTGCTTTTTACAGTAATGCCATTACTGGGCTTGAAACATTTAACAAGCACGCACTAAGCCCACAGCTGTACACAAAGTTTATACTTAACAGAATTGGCGGCACGTATGGCCACCAAATTGCTGGCGAGTTTATGCAAGATGAAGCTACCGACCAGCTACTTACACACAATAATTTACTGCTAGACCGTGGCGAACGTAGTTACTACGTGCGTGCAGAACAAGATGGTATTTACCACGCTGCGCTTAACCCAAACGGTACCGGTACCTGGCAGCAAATTACCGCAACAGCTAACGCTTTGGTGTTTAATGATGAAACTACCACACCTAACGAGGATGCAGATAATAACCTTACGCAAGCTGGTGTGGCTAGCCGTTACACTATACAAAATGCAGGAAACCACACGTTTACCTTTTACGTGGTAATAAGTGCAAATAATACAATAGGGTTTACACGTTTGCTGCTGCACTTGCCTTACAGTGGCAGCACGCCTAATGTGGCAGATCCTTACTCGCTAATACCTGCAGGTTTTACTGGTGTATTTGAATACAGCTACACGTACAATGCAACGGCTGCAGATGTTGGTAATTACGTGCAGTTTGAAATATCCAATTTATCTGGTGCATACCAATTACAAATGGATGCTGGCAGCTATGTGGTTATTAATAATAACGCTGTGGAAAATATGAACCGATACCAGGGCGTGGTGCAGCATAACCAACACGTGCCAGATGTAACGGTGGCAGATTACTTAATTGGCATTAAGCGCAGGTTTAATTTGAATGTGATTATTGATTTACGCGCTAAAACCATACTGCTAGACTATGCTAAAAACGTGCTAGCTGCTGCGCCAAGCGATTACACCAACCAACTGCAAGCGGCCACCTACGATTTTAAAGAGCCGGAAGGCATTACCATTACCGAAAGCTTTAACAGTGGGCTGGATATTGAAGATGGCGAAGGCTTAACCATTGCACAAACGGTAAATAGTTTGGCAGATATAGATGTGCTATTTATGGCACCGCTAAATATTGGCGATGTGGTTTACTCGAAAGCAGAAAACAAAATTTACAAAGTAGCTGCTTTTAATAGCGTAGTAAAAACCGCCCAGAGTTTAGGCAACTATTACCCAGAGTTTATAAATGGCGATGGTAAAAAAGCGCTGGAAATGATTGGCCAGCCTGCCAATATGGAAGCGGTTAAAACAGATGCAGACACCATTGTGGTGCCACGCTTCGATTTTGTATTTAGTTCTGCGCTGTTTGCAATGGGCAGGAATGAATGCCCACTGGTATTTTCATTCTGGCACGGCCTTAAAGATGGCCAAGAAGCTGCTGTGCAGTTTCCATTTGCTACACCACACGCATTTAACCCAAATGGCAGCGCAATAAGTGGCGCGGTAGATCTTCGGTTTTACGATGATAGTACCAGCGTTTGGCAGCAGCAGCATAAAGAGTGGCAGCGCAAAGTTGATGGTGCGCTAGAAGTATTTGCACCTGCAAACCTTACGCTTACAGATGTTTTTAAGTGGGACTTTTCGCGGCCAATACACAAGCGCAACGAACTAATGGTGCGCAGTAAATTAATTTATGAAATTAACCAAGAAGGCGCTGTGCGCGCAGAAGTGCAGGCGCTTAAAATTATACCGTAAGTGAGTAATTACGATGCTTTTATAACACAAGAACTGCAAGCCAGTATGCAGCGAATGGTGCGCAATATGATAAGCGCAGCCCAAAGTATGGGTATTGGTGTTACTGGCAGCTTAATAAGCAGTATAAAGCAGCGCGTGGCTGGCCACGTTGGTATGCTAATTTTTAACCAATCTGGCCGGTACCGAGATATGGGCGTTGGGCGTGGTGTGTCTTTGCAAGAAGTAAAAACCGTAGCGCGCGGTGGCAGAAAGGTGGGCAGGTTTTACAGTAAAACTGCATACAAAGAAGTTAGCACACTGGTGTACAATATATCCAGCAAATACGTAGAAGAAACCGTGCAGCAAATGCAAAAAATGGATGGCTTAAAAATAGAAGTGTAAATGGCAGTACAAAGCGAAGAAATACAGCTGCGCATAGTTGCTAGTGGCAACGCTGCAAAGCGCGAACTGGCAGAACTTGGCCAGCAAAAAGACGAACTAAAGCGCAAAATTGATGGCTTAAACAAGCGCAGCAAAGATTATGCTGCTACTAAGCGAAAGCTGCAAACGGAGTTAAAACAAACTAACGAGCGTATGCGCAAACTGCGTGGTACCATTGATTTATCCAGTATGAGTATGCGCGATTTAAGGAACCGTGCAAACGACCTAAAGCGCGTAATGGATAATATGAACCCAGACAGCGCAGAATGGAAGCGGTTAAATACCGACCTTAAAAAGGTAAATGGGCGTATGCGCGAACTGCGCGGCAATACACAGCAGCTGCGTGGTGGGTTTGATAACCTTAAAGGTATGCTTAGTAAAGGCTTAATGGTGGGCGTGGCTATACAAGGCGCGCGCGAATTATGGCAAATTGGTAAGCGTGCAATGCAAGCATTTACCCAGCAGGCGCAGGCGGTAGAAAAAGTAAACCAAGCCATAAAAAGTACTTCTGGCGCTGCTGGTTTAAGTTTAAGCCAACTGCGTAAAGAAGCCAGCGAACTGCAGAAAAAAACGCTTTTTGGTGATGAAGAAATTTTAAATAATGCCACTGCACAGCTGCTTACGTTTACCAATATTGCAAACGATAACTTTTTGCGCACGCAGCGCGTGGCGATGGATTTAAGCACCGTGCTAGATGGCGATTTGAAAAGCGCCAGCATTCAGCTTGGTAAAGCGCTTAACGATCCGGTGGCAAACCTTAGTGCCTTAAGCCGTTCTGGTATTCAATTTAGCGCTGCGCAAAAAGAAGTAATTAAAGACCTAGCTAATAGCAACCGACTAGCAGAAGCACAAGGCGTTATTCTGGCAGAATTAGAGCGCCAATATGGTGGCCAAGCAGAAGCTGCTGCAAAAGTTGGCGGTGGCTGGCAACAGCTTGGCAATGTGCTTGGCGATACGATGGAGGAATTAGGCGGCCTTATTGCCGCTGTGTTTAACACAGATGCTGCCACCACTTCTTTAATTGATGTGGTAAGCAATTTAAACGATGGCATTAAGGATTGGGCTAAAAATATGATTGAAGCGCGGCAATGGCTGCGCGAATGGTACACCGAAAGCGAAGCAGTGCGCACTGCTGTAAACTTATTTACTGGTGCATTTAAAACCAATTTGGCTGTAATTATGCAGTTTTTAGATGTGGCTATTGTGCAGCCATTTAAGTTTATTCTGGCTGGCGTAAAGGCAGCACGCTTGGCGATGGATGGCGAATTTAAAGCCGCTGGTAATGTAATGCTTGAACAGTTTAAAGCTTACCGCGATGATTGGGCAGCGTTTGGTACCGACATTAAAGAAATATGGCAGGGCGTTGGCGAAGAAATTAAAAACCCAGAACCGTGGGAACAGCTAGACCAAAACAGCGCCAAAGCGTTTAATAATATGAAGGTAAACGCAAGTGCTGCGCTAGCCACTGCAAAGGCAGATATTGAAACACTTAAAAACCTTATTGGTGGTGGCGATATGGAAGGCGGTACAGATGCCGAACGTGGTGCCGGCACTACCGATGATAAAGATGAGTTTCAAAATAACTTACTTAATGATATAGATGAAAAAGCATACTTGGTAGAACAAATGGATGCGCTTAATAGGTCGGCTGAAGATCTAGAAATTGAAGCCACACAAGCGTATTACCAAGAACTTAAAGACCTTACTAAAAAACACGGTGGCGATATGGCCGCCATAAAAGAAGCGGAAACAGCGCATTTAGCAGCCATTGCAGAACGCTACAGAAAAGGCGAAGAAAAAGCAGAATACATATCATTACAAAGTGGCTTAAGCAATTTATCTAGTGCACTGGGACAAATAGAAGGTTTAATGGCAGAAAATGCCGAGAATATGAAAGGCTTTGCGCTTTTTAAATTGGCCATTGATACAGCCACCAGTATATCCAGTGCAATTAGCGGTGCAACTGCTGCAGCTTCTGCCACTGGTCCTGGCGCACCATTTGCATTAATGGGTTACATAGCAACTATGATTGGTTCAGTGGTAGGTGCATTTGCTAAAGCAAAAAGCATTATAAAAGGCGCGCCAGAGTTTGAAAGTGGTGGTGTGCTTAATGGTCCACGCCACAGCCAAGGTGGTATGGCTGTAGTTGATGCAAACGGCAACAAGCAGGCAGAAGTAGAAGGTGGCGAAGCCATACTGCCCGTGGATACTACGCAAGCAAATATGCCGCTTATTAGCGCAATGCTTGCCAACCGTGGCAAAACCATAATGCCAACACCAAATGTGGCTATAGATACTGCAAGTTTAAACAGTAGCATTACCAGCGTGCCAAGCTTTGCTAATGGCGGCACTATGCCGCAACCTTCTTACAGTATCAACGCCACTGCAGATTTAGGCAGTAAGCTAGATATGCTGGCAGCAGCGGTGCTGGCAGATAAAGATAGACGCGCCATAGTTAGTTTGCAGCAGTTTAGCGATAAAGAAGAAGATCTGGCATATATCCGTGGTTTTTCAGATATACGCAGCACGTAGTAAGTGTATAATAGTGGCAGGCTTTTTGCTATTTTTGACACTATGAAAGGACTACTTACTACACTTTTGTGCTTATTTATGCTTAATTGCACCGCGCAATATGCACCAGACAACAGTTTTAAAACAGACTTTAAGCGGCAAATGCTTAAACCAGTACCACACCAAAAGCCACAGCTTAGCTTTGAGCAGCGCGATGTAATACACACGCACGTGGCTGGTGGTGCTTTGGCTACCATTGGCATACCAGTAGTTACTGCAAGCATTCTGGGTATTAATTCAGATAACCAAAATATGGCGGTAACTGGTTTGGTATTTGGCGGCAGTGCTGTAGTTGGTTCCATTGTATTGCACGCACTTGGTATTAATAAACTGATACGGTATAAAAAAGCAGGAAAACTGCCAAATAAAAAGCTAGAATAAGCTGCAAATGCTTACTTTAGTGGTGTTCACAGTTTGCAGTGCGTAAAGCATTGCAGTTTTTTAATTACAGCAAAGCCCTGCCATTACGGTGGGGCTTTTTTTGTCCTTTATAGCGGTAGGGTTTGGTGGTAGTTTAGTGGTGTTGGTAAGCGTGGCCTTTAACGTATTACTAAGAAGCCAACAAGCACCGCACCTGCCGTGCTTTCGGGTTTAAGCACACACTTTATACAAGGCCGACTGCTGCCTGCATAGCTGCCCACTTCTGGTGGGCGCTGCTATTTGTAAAGGCTAATATTTGCAGCTTCGTCTTTAAGCCGTTCGCGGCTAATATGCACGTAAACCATAGTGGTTTTAATATCTGCGTGGCCAAGTATGCGCTGCAGCACTTCAACTTTACCACCTGCATTTAAAAAGCCAGTAGCATACGTGTGGCGCGCTGTGTGGAAGGTGAGCTGCTTCTTTATTCCTGCAGCTTTAGCCACCACCTTTAAACAGCGGTTTATGTATTGATCTGTTTGAGTATCGAAAAAGTACTTACCACTTAGATGGTGCACCCACTGCTGCCAGTTTTCTGGTAGTGGTATCTGCACGCGCTTACTTTGTCCACTTGTTTTTTGCGGCACCAGCACCAGTACATTATCGTAAACATCATCTACACCGACATTATGAATATCCGAAATACGCAAACCACCACAGTGGCAGCTAAATAAGTACTTTTTTAATGCGTAATGTGTCCCTTTATCTAAGCGTTTGCTGCTTAGTAGCTGCACCAGCTTTGCCACTTCGGAGTTATTCAAGTATTCGCGGTGGCCATTAATGTGTTTTATCTTAAAATCTTGGTATGGGTTTGGCGCGCCATACTTCTTACACATTTGAAGCATTACACGCTTAGCCATACGGTGGTGCTTCATTCTGCTATTATTATTGTAACGCTGGCGCAGCATTGTATCGAAGCGCTTTACCAGTTCTGGTGTTACCTGCATAATTGTAAGCTGTGGCATAAATTCCTGCAGCAGCTTCTGGTTTGTTCTGTATTGCTTTAAAGTGCTGGCAGCAAATATGCCGCTGTGCAGTTCTAAAAAATGGCCATAAAATTCCTGCACACTTACAGCATCATTACCAGAAGCGTAAATGGCTTTAAACGTTTGCACATCTAGTGGCTGCTGTTTTATCCGGTAATTAAAAAAGGTTTGCTGCACCTTATTAATTATGCCGCCCAGTTCTAGGTTTGCATTATCTACAGCTTTGCGGCTAAGAGGTGCTTTTTTATTGTAAACCACCAGCTGTTTTTCTTGGTCCCAATTTAACTGGTGCAGCATTTGCCCAGTACTTAGTACCACTTTTTTCTTGTTTATGTAGCACTTTAGGTGCAGTGGTTTTATATCGCTGGTTTTACAGCGATCTGTACGGAGTATGAAACGTGCAGTATAACGTGGTACCATATTTTGCGGTGTGTGTCGTTTGTGTGTCGGTAAAAACCTAAAGCAGCACAGCACTTTTGTACTTAAAAAAAGAAAAGCCGCTTACAAAGCGGCTTTTTTGTGGTACCAGCTGTACCACAAAAAGCGCTTAAACCGTACTTAAATGCAGCGGTGTGTGTCGTTTGTGTGTCGTTAAGTGGTGGTTTTTAGGTCAATGATAGTTTCCTGCAGTTCCATTACGCGCTGCTGTAAACTGATGGTTTGATTACGCCAGTAGTTTATTTGCTTCTGGCATTCAATGGTTAATGTGCCACTTTCTTTAAGTTCCTGCGCGGCCTTTTCCATTACCTGGTTATTAAGGTCCAATTCATCAAATGCTTCTGCCACGGCTGGCACGCGCTTAGCCACTGCCATTATTTTTTCCACGCTAAGTTCTGGATCTTGAAACCAGTTGTACAAAGTCATACGGTTAATGTGGGTTTTTCCACGCCATTGTATTTGGCCAGCTAGCTGTGCAAAGTTTACCGCTTCTGCACGCAGTATGCGTTCTAGTTTATTGCCGCGATGTTTTCCTTTTTCCATAGCTGTAAAATTAAAGTGCTTGATGCTCAACACTTTAGACGTTAAACTGCCGCTTTTTGACAGTTATCACTTGTTTTTAATCATCATTTGCTTAATCTTTGTTGCTCATTATTACAACCTTTTTACAACCGTAATGCAACACAAGAAGCGTACCAAGCTTACCAAAAAGCAAATAAAGCAAAGGCGTAAATGGCTTACAGAAGCTGGTTACCACTACATAATTACGGCTGTAAAAAGCATTCACGGTGTGGCATTATCTAAGCGCACCGTGGATGCTTACCTGCGTAAAGAAAAAGTGCCGAAAACGGGTAAACCTAGAGTGGATAAATACGGCATTCTGCAGCTGTTTGTCTACTGCACCGAACTGGAAAAGCAAAAACGTGAACTAATACTTAACCAAAAAACCGCAAACAAATGAACTGCAAACACCCACTACCAATGCGTGTAAATTTTCACGAAAACGGCTACAAGTGCACCAGCTGCAATACTGAAATTGAAACAGTAAAGCCAAGTAATAACCCTAAAGTGGTTTACATAATTGGCCGCACTTCTGGTATGCCAAAGCTTAACCTGGGCACGTTTAATGCCGTGGAAGGTTTCCTGCATAAATATGGTTATGAAACCATAAAGCAGCACGATTTATTTTATGATGATGATCAACACCATTTAACGCAGCAAGAAGCTATGCAGCGCAGGTTTGATGCATTAGATACCTGCGATATGGTGGTGCTTTTACCCGATTGGATAGAGTGCAGCTACGCACGTGCAGAACACAACTACGCACGCAGAATGGGTTTTGATGTACGCAATTACACACAATTCTGCAGCAGCCACAAGCACTGCAAAAATAACCCACTGCAAAGCGCTGCAGACCTTAAGAAAATAACCGAAAAAAGCGCAGCCTAATGAAAGCCCTTATACAAATTGGCTGGCTGTATTTGCGCGCTTTTACGCTGGCATTATTAGAAACCTACATACTTAAAAAATGAGTTTAAGACAACAAAAAAGAATACTGCAAAAAGTAGAAGCAGAACTGGGCGAAACCGTACGCAGCTTTTTACTAAGTGTGCCACAAGGCTGCAGCCCTGCAAAGGCAGAAGAAAAATACCAGCACTATAATGTGCAATGGCGCGACTACTGCCGCAAAATGAATAAGCGCCACAAGTGGCTTAAGGCAGATGCAGAAGCATTTACCGCTAGAGTAACACTACTAAACCGAACTGCTGAACGAAAGCTTAAACCACTGCAGTACTACGGCAAACGCTTAGCACTGCCATTGGCAGCTGCTGCCATTATTTGGCTGCTTACAGATGTGGTGCTGCCATACTTCAACATTACAAACTACCAACTATTTAATAACTAAAAACTAAACGCTGTGAACTACGAAAGACACTACAACCAACTGCTGCAAGAAGTGGCAGGACCACTTAACCAACTGCAGCAGGCAGTGCTTAAACACGAAGTGGATAAATACCGCCATAAGATTGCCGAGAATTTGCGCACCGATGTGCAGGACTGGATAAACGCAGTATGTAAGCATTACCAACTAGAACCAGAAGCGCTAGCAATTAAAAGTAGAAAGCGCGAACTGGTAGTGCCGCGCCAAATAGTAATGTGGGGCTTACTTATGGGCGTGGTACCAAACAACTTAGGGCCAAGCGCAGTGGGCGTGCTTTTTAATAAAGACCACGCCACAGCTATACACTGCAAAAAGGTAATAAACCAGCTGTGCGACTGCGACCCAATTGTGCGCGAAAACATTATGATGTTAGTATCTGTATTTGGATGGCAAACAAGCTGGGACCCAAGCACCAGAAAGTTTACAATGCACCACGATGCTTTTACACTTAAAACTGCTGCGTGATGAAAGCAAAAAACGCACCAAAGAAACTGCGCCAGTGCTCAAATTTTAGAGTAAGCAGAAGGCCGCAAAAATGGACAAAGCGAAAAAGCTGCATTATCTGGACCAGGCACCAAACCATTACAATGCCAATAGCTTACATAAGTAAGCCAAAGCATATACCACAGCAGCTGTTTGATGAATTTATGGATAGCATACAGATACAGCTTACACTGTTTAAACACCAAGAAGCAGAACAGCTTGAAACACCACAAGATTAAGCGTTTAATAATTACTCTGTGAACACTGAAAAAACACCGAATTGATACACCGAACCACCATAGATGCCTGCTACGATGTAAAGCTTACTGCTGCCATTGAAAAACTGGGCACACCACTTAAAAAACAAGGCGCGCAGCACACTGGCCGCTGCCCTTTTCATAATGAGAAATCGCCAAGCTTTCACGTAAACGATGCCAAAGGCATTTACAAGTGCTTTGGCTGTGGCGAAGGCGGCAACAATGCTGTGCAGTTTTATATGAAACGCAAAGGCTTAAGCTATCCGGAAGCGGTAGAAGCGGTGGCCAACGATTTTGGCATTGTAATAGAACGCACCGATAGCGAACAAGATAAAGAGTACATACAGCAGCAGGACCAAATGCAAAAGCTGGCGGCCTTTAACGAAGCTGCGCTTAAAAAATGGCAGCAGTTTGATGTGCCAGAAGATGCTAAGCGCCACGCCAACTGGCAAGAATTTGAACTGGTGTACGCACCCAAAGCCAACACCATTAAAGATGCCACTAAACCTGCGCAGCACGCCACGCTGCACAGCATTGGTTTGCTTAGCTATTCAGATGCTAACGAGCAGCATTTTGATTTTTGGCGGCACCGTGTTTTATTTCCTATTAGAAACCTGCGCGGCCAGCTGGTGGCGTTTGGTGGGCGTGCCATAGATCCAAACGAAAAAGCTAAGTACATAAACACCAAAAGCACTGCGCTTTTTGATAAGAGCAAAACACTTTACGGCCTGCATTCTGCCAAAGGCGAAATAAGAAAGCGTGGCTTTGCTTACATAGTAGAAGGCTATTACGATGTAATGGCAATGCACGCAGCAGGTTTAGCCAATGCCGTGGCACCGTGTGGTACTGCACTTACCGAAGGCCACCTGCAGCTGCTGCAGCGCTTTACAGATACCCTAGTGCTGGTTATGGATGGCGATAAAGCAGGCGTAAAAGCGGCAGATAAAGCAGCACGCTTGGCAATAAGCAATGGCTTTAATGTGCAAGTGTGTGTGCTGCCAGATGGGCTGGACCCAGACGACCTGGTGCAAACAACCGTAAAAGATGATATACAAGATGCCGTAACGGATATACTAGAAGCAAACACCACAGATGGCATACTGTGGCTATCTGGCACCATTTACAATGCTAAAGACAACCCAGCCGAACGCAGCAACCAACTAAAGCAAATTGCTGCACTGGTGGTGGCGGTAGATGATCCATTTACGCAGCAGGCTTACATTGCCGATATTAAAAAAGCACTTAAGCTTACTGGCAATGCGTTTGAACGCTTGGTGAAAGATATGAGCCGTACGCAGCTGCGCGAAGATCCAAACAATACCAACGAGTTTGAGCAGGCAGATGGCAAAAACTACACACTGCCAAAAGGCATAAATGTGCAGTGGTCGGTAGTGCGTAAGCAGGTAACAGATTACGGCTTTTTTATCCATAAGCAGCGCATTTATATGAGCCGCAAAGGTGGCGAAGATGATAACGGCACGGTGCGCTACTTCTTTAAAGATGTTTCAAATTTTAGCATTCGCATTATTCAGCACATGCAGGATGAAAAAAAGCCAATGCGCTTGGTGGAAATACATAATGTGCACGGCAGAAAAATAACCTTCGACACTAGCACCGATGATTTTGTAAGTGAAGCATCATTTAAAAAGATGATTGAAGGCAAAGGCAACTTTAGCTGGATGGGTAAAGGCACCGACTTTGAACGCCTAATGCTTAAGCTTAAGGAAGATATGGGCGATGGCCGTATGGTGCACATACTTGGCTGGCAGCCAGAGGGGTTTTGGTGTTTTAATAATATGGTGGTAAAGCAGGATGGCACCACCGTGCAGCCAGACCAGTACGGCCAGTTTCAAGTAGATGAAACCAGTTATTACATACCAAGTGGTAACGAACTTTACGCCACCAATGAGTTTAAGTTTGGCCCACAAAAGCTGGTAAAATACCAAGAACCGCAAAAGCCATTAAAAGAGTATTATAAAATGATGGTGGGCGTGCATCGCGAATATGCTTACACCGCCATACTGTTTGGTATTGCCACCGTGTTTTCAGATATTATTTATGGCCAGCTGCAAAGTTTTCCGCTGCTGTTTTTATATGGTCCTGCAGGTACGGGTAAGGATCAACTGATACACGCCACGCAGTCTTTGTTTGGGCACCCACAGCCAGCACTAGAACTTACTGGCGCTGCCAACACAGCTAAAGGAACTATGCGCGACTTGGCGCAGTTTAGAAACCTGCCTGCGCATTGGTCGGAGTTTAGAAACGGCAAAGGGCTGGAAGATATGCTTAAAGGTATCTGGGACCGTAAAGGCTACAAGCGCGGTACTATTGACCACGCATTTGCAAACGAAGTGCTGCCAGTGCTTAGCACACTTATTTACACGGGTAATGATTACCCTACAAACGATGCGCTTATAGATAGAATGGTGGCGCTAGAATTAACAGTTAGCCAGTTTGATGCAGAAGCAGATAAACGTTACAACCAACTTAAAGAAACCATACTGCAAGGCGTAAGCGGTTACCTTAAACAGCTGCTGCCACTGCGCGCGGTATTTGAGCGTGATTTCTGGAAACAGCACAAAACAGCCACCAAGGCTTTAAAGAAAAAACTGGCGGCACTAGATGTAAGTAGCAGAATGGTGCAGAATGCAGCCACGCTGGTAGCCACGTTTGATTTAGTAGAAGCAGCGCTGCCATTGCCATTTACCAAAGATGAATACCTGCAGCACCTTTTTAATGCTTACGAAAAGCAAATAACCAAACGAAGCACCGGCAGTGCTACAATGCGCTTCTGGGAATGTGTACTGGCTGCCATTAGAGATAAGAACAATCCACTGCGCCCAAATTTCGATTTTAGGCTAGATGGCGATAGCTTAACCATACAATGGAGTGCCGTTTACCAAGCTTACCAGGTAAGGTGCTGGCAGCTATTTCACGAACGTGCAGAAAGCCGCGCGGTGCTAGATGATGATTTGAAAAAAAGCAGCGCATTTAAAGAAGCAAAAGGCAGTGTGCGCTTTAGCGATAAAAAAACCAGCGGCTGGGTATTTAGCACCAGCGCCATTGGCGGCACGTTTACAGAAGATTTAATGGCAGCCATAAACGTTTACGAGTTAAACCAAGGGCGCGGTGGCGCAGATAAGAGTTACGAAGATTTAAAAGCAGAAGCTAAAACCAATGGCGAACCTGCCACGGCTAAAGATGGTGTGGATGATGGTCTACCTTTTTAAGTAATTATATTATGAGTAAGCAGGTTATTACATTTAAAAACCACCACTGTAAGTAATTGAAAAACAAACAGTAAACTGATGAACACCAACAAGTACATAAACGATTTTAAGGTGCACTTAGAGTGCGCAAACTACAGCAGCAGAACAGTAAGCACATACTGTTCTTTACTTAAGCGGTTTTTAAATACCGGATGGCAGGCAGATACGCCAAAGCAGATAAACACCAACCAGCTTAAGCTGTACATAGCAAGGCAGAACTGCACCAGCACTATGCGCCAGGTACACGGAATGCTTAACCACTTTTACCAGTGTTTAGGGCAGCCGCGTAAAATGAAGTACATACCGTATCCAAAAAAAGAAAATAGGCTGCCAACCGTGCTGCCTAAAGAAGTGATAAACCAGAAAATAAAACAGATCACTAACGTAAAGCACCAGTGCATTTGTATGCTGCTTTACGGCTGTGGGCTGCGCGTATCTGAAATTACCAACTTAAAGCTGGCAGATATTGACAGCAAAAGGATGGCGCTAAAAGTGGTATGCAGTAAAGGCAAAAAAGACCGACTGCTGCCGCTGCCTGCACACCTGCTGTTTAAGCTTAGGCAATACTATAGAATTTACAAACCCAGCACTTACTTGTTTGAAGGGCAGAACCAACGCAAGTACACCACCGTAAGTGTGCAGCGCATTACTAAAAAGCACTTACAGTGCAACCCACATACCTTAAGGCATTCTTACGCCACGCATAGCCACGAAAGCGGTACACCACTAGCTGTTCTGCAGCAGCTTCTTGGCCATAGCAATATTAAAACCACTATGGTTTACCTGCATATTAGTAATGCACAAATGCTTAACGCTGTAAGCCCGTTGGCGGCTTAAATTATCCAGAGTACATACAAACCTGCAGCCCTGCCTTAAAGGTGGGGCTTTTTTGTACCACCTATTTACCCAACTGCTGGTGGTTTAATAAATCGGAAAATTAAATTTCGTAATTAGTGTTTAAACACTGAACTACGAAAAAGGCGCTTTTTGCCGATTCAATTTCTGAAACGTGTTTTTAGGTACAGACAACTTCGGACAAATAATAAACACTTAAAAATCAATTAATTACATCTAAAAACTGTCCGAAATACCGCCCGATGTTGTCCGATGTTGTCCGAAGGTAAAAAAAACCACTTCGGACAACTTCGGACATAAAAACGTGGTTTGTCCGATGTGCTTAACTATTTAAGCATTTGATTATTAATACGTTACTGATTTTGTCCGATGTGTCCGATGTGTCCGATGCCTTTTTAAGCATCTGCCGCTTAGTTATGTAAAATTGTGTATATTGGTTGTGCTGAATTTTTACAAAAACTTAAAAAACTAGACACTATGAACATCAAAGCAGAATTAATACTTAGACCCTGCACACCAGAAGATCTGGTGCACTGGTACGAAGGCGAACGCACCACGCTTAGCCGCCAACGGTTTTACGTGCGCACTAATAATAAGCTAGAGTGCTACACCATTAGCCACTTTAGTGATAAACGCACCGTGCTGCAGTTTATGAATGAAAACCGCCTATTTATACCAGCCACAGAAGATTTAGCCGGTACACACACTGGCACCGTACTGCAAGATATAGCAGAATATGCAGCAGCTTAACGGTTAGTGTAAACGCCTGTACTTGTATGGCGTTTTACACATTGTTGTGCATAGTAGGCGGATTTAAAACAGAAAACTAAATGAAAGTACTAAACTTATACAGCGGAATAGGGGGCAACCGAAAAGAGTGGAATGGCCCAAATTTAGATATTACGGCCATTGAATACGATGAACGTATAGCAGCTATTTATAAAGACTTATATCCTAAGGATAATGTAATAGTTGGTGATGCTCACGAGTATTTGCTTAATCATTATGAAGAATACGACTTTATCTGGGCTTCACCGCCTTGCCCCACACATTCGGTTACAAATCACTTTCTAAATGCACAAGGCGTAAAACGATACCCTGATATGGGATTGTATCAAGAAATAATCCTGCTGCAAACATTCTTTAAAGGAAAGTATGTAGTTGAAAATGTAAAGCCATACTATGAGCCACTAATTAAACCACAAGAAAGCGGTAGGCATTATTTCTGGGCAAATTTTAAGATACCTAAATTAAAAGTGGAAAGTAGTATTGGAAGAATGGGGCCTGTAAAAAGTAAAGGGGGGGCAAGGACTGAAGGGGATAATCACCATAAATTGGGTTTTGATTTAAGCAAATACGATTATCCAAATAAAAAGAAGCTGCTAAATAACTGTGTTGCTCCCGAAATTGGAAAGGCAATATTTGAAGCTGCACTTGGAATATATCAGGCAAACAACATTAAGCAAGTAGGTTTATTTGATGCACTCAGTTAAGCCTATTATGCACAACGGCCACAGCTATGGGTAGCGCGTACCACAACAACGAAACGAGATACTAACCTTAAAATTTAGAGTGCGATGGAAAGCAAATTTGATGTAGTTGCAGCATGGTGTAGATGCAATAAGATTGTTCTGGCAATGACAACCGATGAATACCAAAGGAGTGGGAAGCCAGAGATTGATGCCTTTTTTGATATGGGGTACAAAATTGGAAGAACAACTAAAGCGGTTGCTCGAAACTTGTTCGGGTGCGAGTGCGCAAGTCAAAACGCTTCCACGAGTGATGAAGCGTTACCTATGGCTGATGTTGTAGGGCAAAGCGAACTGTTAGTTTGCGAACATCTTGAAAGCGATTTGGTTGAGATAAGGAAAGGCGTTAAATTGTGTAAATGTTCGGTATGGATAGAAGAAGCAAACTAATTGCGTACAACGGTAGGATAAAAAACACCACTGTAAGTAATTGAAAAACAAACAGTAAGAACACCCAAACCAACAAGTATTTAAAGTGCTTTAAGGACCAGCATATTTAGCTGGTCCTTTTTACATTCTGCTTACAGCCATACTTTGGTACAAACCAAGGTAAAAACCAATGGCAGCAGGCAAGGAACCAGCACACAACTACACCGACCTATTTAACCAGCACCCACGTTTACCAGAGCACAGAACCTTAACTGCTTACTTTCGGTATTTACACAGTATTTATCCAGATACGCTTAGCAACACATTTAAAAAGTGGTGGTACAAAACCAATGGCGGTGCACCAGTAGCAGATACTAATACTGCAGCGCCCACCAAGGCAGATAAGCAGGTGTGGGACGAAAGCACCAACACTGCTGTGTGGCAATACGATGGCACAGCGGCCATACACACTTTACAAGATGCACTGGCATATAGTAAGGTGGATTTAGATACCTGGGAAGTAGAGCGCCACGTATTTAATAGCTGGGAAGTAACTATGAAAGACCCAGCAGGCTTACCACTTAGGCGCGTAAACGTGCAGGTAAAAGTTTGGTTTAAAAAGCGCGTGGATGCTGGTGTAGATTGGCAGCAGGTGTTTGATAAATTACGTGCAGAACTCAAACCAAGCAAACCAAAACCAGTACCAGGTAATGGCATTGGTGTAGTAGGTACGGCAGATTTTCATTTTGGTGCCTATGTAGATGATCTGCTGCGCAGCGATAAATTTAATATTGAAGTACTGGTGCGTTACTTAGAACAAGCAGCCGACATTATAAACGCACAGCAATACAAAGAGGTGCACCTTTGCCTGCTTGGCGATTTTATCGAAAGCTTTACCGGACTAAACCACCGCAACAGCTGGAAAGGACTTGGTAAAGGAATGTATGGTGTAAACAGCGTTGTGCTATGTTTCGAGATATTGCTAGAAAGCTTTGTGCAGCGCATTAATAATGTAGCAGCCATTTACATTGTAAGCGGCAACCACGATAGAGTTACCAGCGAAAAAGAAAACGATGCTAAAGGCGAAGTGGCAGAACTTCTGGCATACCTATTTAAAAAGCAGCTGCCAACTATTGATGTGCAATACCACCCAATGGTGCTAAGCGTTACTATTGATAATATACAGTATGTATTAACCCACGGCCATTTACCATTTGCGCAAAAAGAACTAAGTAAAGTACTGTTTGACTATGGTAAACAAGGTATTTATAATGTACTGGTGCAAGGCCACAAGCATACCAGGCACGTAAAGAAAACAGTAAAGCGTAAGCAGTACGAGTGGAACACCACCAGCGTGGTGCAGTTAGATGAAGCAGATTACCGTGCCATTATTCTACCGCCATTGTTTACTGGCAATTTTTACAGCGAAGCGTTAGGCTTTAGCAGCAGCGCAGGGTTTAGCATTATGCAAAATAATGGGCGCGGCAAACTCAATTACTTTGATTATTGCTTATAGCTGCTGCAGTATTTGAAGCAGCTGTTTAAGCGCTTGGTGCTTTTCCAGATCCTTTTCGTTTAGCAGTAGCATTTGCGCGCTGTGTTCTTTGTAAAATGCCGCCAATTCTGTGGCTGGGAATAACAGCAGAAGGCTGTTTAATTGTTCTGCAGCTGTAGTGGTTTTGGTTTCTTGTTTTGGGGTTTTTTTAGGTGTGTATTTCATTGGTAGCTCCTTTTATTAATTATGCAAATGCAACGTTTAAGGCCGTAATATATTTACGTTTTTAGAAAAAAATAACAACCACTACCAAAAAAAGCGCCAACTGTTTATTAATGCTTAAAACTTGTACCTATTTATTAAGCAGCTGCTGCTTATGTTTACAATATGGCACTGCAGATAAGCATAAACTTACCGTGCAAACCTTATGTGGCGCACTACCTGCGCAACAAGTTTGGCAGCCCTTTGCAAATAAGTAGAAGCGCTGCAGAAGGCAAAATGCTTTTTAATTTGCTAGAACGAGCGCGGCACGATACTGACCTTAAAACAGCACGCTACACCGAAATAGTAGAAGTACTACTGGCAGAAGGTATTTACCTGCGCCACGGCTGGGAATTAACACCCACAGCCATTACCGAGTTTAACAACTGGCTGGAAGAAATACTTAAAGAGCGTTTTGTGGTGCACGTAGATGCCTGCACCAGTTATGGTATTAAAAAAGCGGTAGCCATACGCGATTGGCAAGATAATTACAACTTTCCAGAAGATGTTTGGAAGTTTGAAACACTTAAAAAATACCACGATAGGCGCGAAAAAGCACGCCAATGCTTAAAAGTGGCTTAAAAGTTATGCGTAAAGTGTCCTTAATAATAAGCAGCATTTGATTAAAAGTATATGAGTACCTTAATAAACAACTTTGAAGGCTTAAGCAATGCACCCAATGCAGGCGGTGCACCGTGGTTTCAAGTGGTGCTGCCTGCAGATATTGATACCATACCAGACCGTGTGCTGGACCAAATAAGCACTGCTATTACTTTACAAAGTGGCAGTAATGCTTACAATATAAAGCCCACCGTGGGCAGCATTGGCTGGACTGAAAGCGCACGCCAAATTAATGGCCGCCCAGAGTACACCAGTGTGTTTAGCTTCGTTATTCCTAAAGATAGGCCAGATGTGTTAAACTACGCACAGCACCTTAATAACCGTGGTGTGGTAGCTATTGTACGAGATGCCAACGGCCAAAACCGTTTAATGGGCACCAAAGATGAACCGGCAACATTTAGAATGGCTAGCCGTACATTGGGCAGCGCTGGTGGTGGTAGAAATGAGCACCGATACGAAATAGCGCTTACCAGTGCCAAACCAGTACCATTTTATGAGGTTACAACACACTTACCTGCACCTGCAAACACGTGCCCACCGCACCCCAGCTTAACAGTAGCTGTGGATGATGCCACACCAAACTTTGGCGATACTATTACAGTAACAGCCACCGCAAACAACATTACTGCTACCAATTACGATTTTTACCTGCCGCAAAATGGTGGTAATTTTAAGCGCATTAGCCAAGCCAGTAATGCATACAGCTGGGCTGTAGATTTTGTTGGTAATGGCACCATTTACGTGGGCTGCGATAATGGCACAGATACTGGCTACACCATAAGTGGTGTGGCAGTTACCAGCACTGGCTATTTATTGGATGCACTAGAGTGCCCACCAGATACAACTACCGGCTTAATGATATTAAGCACCAGTTTTGCCACCACGCCTATAATTAACGTAAGGCGCAGCAGCGGCAGCCCTAGTGCTGCTGATTTTAAATACGATAGTATTATTGATGGCACACTGGCTGCGTGGGTAGGTGCAGGAAACGATGGTTTTATAACTACATACTATGATCAAACTGGTAAAGGCCGCCACCGTTTCCAAACAAATGCAAGCTATCAACTTAAAATCGTAGATGCTGGCACCTTGGTAACCGATAGCAACGGCAACCCTTCTGCCAAAGTGGTAAGCCCAGGTAATGGTATGGAAGTGTACGGCTTTGGCACCAGTACAAGCGGCACTGTTTATTTAGTTTGCAAACCCACTGGTGGTAATAACGCAGGTAGGTATGGTTATTTATTTAGCCGAAATGCCAGCCCAGCCGTTGGTCGTTTTGACGATACGGGCGCGGATACAAATAGCACAGCCACTGGCGCTGGTAGCCCTACCCACAAAGTAAATGGCGCACTTATAGCCAACGAGCAGCGCGGCACGCTTGGCATTGCCATTGTAAATAACGAGTGCATTATAACTATTGATGGCATAGATTGGACTGGCAATTTAGCTACGTGGGCAAGCACTAAGAACGAAACCTTAGAGTTTTGCGACCCAGATACATTAGATATGGCATTTATTGGCTTTAATGCTAATGGTACAGATGAGCAGGCCACCATTGAAAGCTATTTAAACCACTTTTATGGATACTACTAAAAAGCTATACTTTAAAACCGAAGCAGACCGCGATGCGTACAATGCTGCAGAAGCACAGTACCGTGGTATGGATATGCTTACCACGATTTTCTGGTACCCTATTGGCGAAGATGCAGAAGGCTTTTATGTGGTAATTACCGATTAGTTACTGTCCTTTTTTACGTGCCGCTGCCACTGCACTTTTACATTGATGAAAAGAATTACGCAGGCATTAGCACGTAATAAATGGGCAATTGAGTTAAACGCAGGTTTAGCGCTTTACCCACGCGCCCACCAACTACTTACTGGCCAGCGTGCTACTTTCTTTGATACCGACACCAACGAACCAGAACCAGTTGCGCATATATATGGTGCAGCAGGTTTGCAACCATTTACACCAGGTACAACTACCAGCGCCAACGATATTGGTGTGCTTACTATTAGTGGTGCACTTGTAAAAGATAGCGACCACGAATGTGGTGTGGTAGGCACAATGGAAATGGCCGAAATGGTAGAAGCAATGGCAGCAGCTGGTGTATCTGCCATAGTTATTAATATTGATAGCCCAGGCGGCCAAGTAGATGGCACAGCCACTTTAGCAGATGCTATACACGCTGCAGAAGTACCCACCGTGGCAGTAGTAAACGATGGTATGGCGTGCAGTGCCGGCTATTGGATAGCTAGCGCAGCAGATACTATTTACTGCACACACCCTACCAGCGAAGTGGGAAGCATTGGCGTTTACGCTACACTGGCCGACTTTAGTAAGTATTATGAAGATATGGGCGTGCGCGTAGAAGATGTGTACGCAGACCAAAGCACCGAAAAAAACAACGGGTACCGCGATTGGCTAGCAGGCAACGCAGACACGTTTAAGCAGCGCTTAAACAGCACTGCAGATGCGTTTATTGATACCGTAAAAGCTAACCGTGCAGGTAAGCTTAATGTAGCTGCAGCAGATCCATTTAAAGGCGCTGTATATAATGCAACCGATGCGCTAGCCATTGGGCTTATTGATGGCATTAAGCCATACAAGGCTGTGCTGGCAGATTTAACTACCGAGAAACTCACATTTAAGTTATAATGAAAGACAGAATAAACGCATTTTGGAATAAGCACTTTGGTGCTGAATTATTCCCAGCAGATGGCACAGATGTAGCCATTGAAGAAAGCCACGTGCAAGGTTTAGAAGAAATTAGCAACAAGTTGGAAGCTTTAGAAGCTGAAAACCTGCAGCTTAAAGAAGAAAACCAAGAACACGCTATGGTTATTGATGAACTAACCACCGCCAACGATAACGGGCGCGCATTTGCAGCTGTAATTACTGCAGCATTGGAAGCCAATAACGTGGAAGTGCCAGAAGGCGCAAGTGCTGCAGATGTAGCAGCCGAAAAAATTACAGCGTGGGGCAAAACAGTGCCAGCAGCTACTGCACCAGTAGCTACTACTGCCGATGATTTAGGCGATGGCACAGCACCAAGCTACCTTACAGAGTTTGACAAGCGCGTGCTTGAAAGAAATAACCGAAACAAGAAATAAAACCCAAAAAAACACAAAATGAAAAAGTTTTTAAGTTCAATTGTGGCGGTGCTGTTTTTAGCAGCCACTGCCTTTTCTGCAGGAATTGCACCTGCAGTATCAATACCAGCAGTATTGCTGGCTGCCAGCCTTGGCAATGTAGTTACTGGCGTGCACACCGCTGCAGCTATTGATTACACAGATTTAGCCAGTGCACTTGGCGCATACTACCGTCAAAATGATGATGGCGTAATGAGCCAGCTAATGCTTGGAATGGATATTGAGGATAGAATATCTGTACTAGATGGCGTTAAGGATGAGCAGCCGTTAATACATTCAGTTACTGGCGATTTAGTTAAGCCTGGTGGCGATCCAACAAGCTTTAGTGCAACTGCAAACGCTTTTGATTTACAGCCTAGAGTACTTAAAGTTAGACCTTGGAAAATTGACCTTACTTTTTACCCACAACTTATGGAACGCCAATGGTTAGGCTACCTTAAAAGCAATGGCAGCGACCCAACGGAAATGCCTTTTGCGGAATTTTTCTTTAACGAGATTACGAAGAAAGCAAACGAGAACATTAGACTATCTGCATTGTTTGGCGGATCTTACAACGGTGCTGGTACTGCACCAGCTGATATTTTTGATGGTTTCCTTGAAATTATCGCAGATGAAATTACAGCAACCAACATTACACCAGTAGCTACCGGTGCTGTATCTAGCGGTACAGTAATTGGCGATATTGAAGATACCTACGACAATTTACACGAAGCTGCAAAAGGTGTTCCTGGTATTATCTTGGTAAGCCCTACATTATTTGATTGGTATGTAAGAGCGTACAGAAGCACGCACGGTGCTAATGGCGATTACACCGGAATGGCACAAGGTAAAGTTCCATTGGATGGATCTATGTATATGATTACGCGCGAACCAGGATTGGCAAGCAGCCAGCGAATTATTGCTACAACTGTAGAAAACTTGGTTTACGGTGTAGATACTGCAGGCGAAGAAAACACGGTGCGCGTAGAGCAAAACAGACGTGCCATTGATGTAATGGTAGATGCTAAAGGTGGTGTGCAGTTTAGAGATATAAGCACCAGAGCATTATCTGTAAACGATCAAGCGTAAAAAACTTAAGAAACTACACTTGATGGCGAAGAAAAGAACCACAAAAGCTAAGCAACCGGTGCAATTAACTGCACCGGCTGTGGATGCTGAAAAGGCCGAAATGGCAGAAATAATTGCAGAACAGAGTGCCGAACTGGAAAAGCTAAGCGCAGAAAAAGTGCACAAGGTTACAGTTATCACTATCAACAAGAAAAAATACAAGGTGCTGGCCGCTTCTTGTATTATTAAAGTTGATGGCATACCGCAAAAGGTAGAAGTGGCGCAACTGGGCAAAGCCGCCAACAAGGCTGCAGCTGCTGCTTTGCTATCTAAAGAAGGCCAGCAAATACTTAAGGAAGTTTAAACGCATAATACCAAGAAGATATGGCATACGATTTTGTAAACATAAGCGGTCCATTAAACCGCGATAATGCAGCAGGGCTAGCTGCAGAAGTGCTTTACGCACCAATTAGCCACTTTACCAGCATTGAGGTGCCAGGCGCTTACAGTTCTGCTGGCGATGAAGTTAAAATTACCACAGATCATACTTTTGATGTGGGTAAAGGTTTTGTAAAACTGAAATTTGTTGTGGATAGCCACGCGCTTACTGCTGCACTACCAGAGCAACGAGATGCAAGCGGCTACAGCGCTACTTTAGAAGGCGATGTGGTGGCAGAAACAGAAGAAGAAATTGCAGAAGTACTGCGCAACCTTCTTACTGATGATGTGCTAGTGTTGGTTAAAACTGCACAAGGCAAATATTTGCAATTGGGCACCGAAGATTTCCCAGCGGCAATACGCCAAACAGAGGACACAACCGGAAGCAGCGCAGAAGGCCAAAACAAGCAACGTGTTAAGATTATGGCAAACCAGCCTAAAAAGTTGTTTTATAGCGGTGCTGTAACTCTTAAACCGTAAGCAATGGCTGCCGATAATACGCCAAAACTGCCAGAAGATGTTGCCACAGATTTTAAATACTGTGGCAACGGTGCAACCAACTATGTGGTGCCAGGTATTGGTACTGTAAACGTAGAAACCATTAAACCAGCTGTGGCTGCAGAATTGGTAAAGCGCGGTGCCCACTTCTTAAAGAAAAAGCGTAAAGCCAAGGCTAAAACTACCGACCAAAAATAAGGTGTAGTTCCCTTTTCCCCTGCTTCTGGCATTGACTTGACCGGAAGCCAAAAGCCCTGCCATTATGGTGGGGCTTTTTATTTGTCCTTTTACTTAGCAGTTAAGCACATCATCTTTACACTATGGCCATAAAAGCAGTAAACAACTGGCTTAATGGCGCAAAGGACTACACAGAAGGCGTGCAGCTGTACAAGCAATATGGCAGCAGTAATGTACTAGCCAACCTTTTTGCCAATAGCCAAAATTCTTACACCGAAAAAAAGCTGCTGCAGGAATTGCAGAAGCTGAACGAGCGCACCGCGCCAATTACGGTGCCGGTGGCATTGGTACAACCTAAGAAGCGCAAAAAAGATGTAATGCGCTTAAGCAGCTTTAAGCCACACCAAAAGCACACATTTACACCGGTAGATTTAACCAACGCGCCAAAGCCGCTGCAGAACCTAGACCAACGCAGGCGGCAGTTATTCCAGCAGGCTGCAGAAATTAAGGCAGCGCTAGATGCTGGCGAGTTTACCACACCCACCGAACGGTATGAAGCTGTGCGCTTAATAGATGAAAACTTTTACGGCCACCGTGGTATCCAGCAAATATGGCAGCGCATAGATTTCTGGCACAAGCACGGCAGGTTTGTGCCTTTTCAAGCCACTAAACCTACCAAGCCAATAGAAAAAGAAGTGCTGCACAAGCGACTAACTACTGTGCGCACCTACATAAGCAAATACAAGAACAATAAGCAGCGGCAGGATTTGCACAACAAGTATCTGCAAGAAGCTTTAGACATAGAACAGAAACTGCTAGACAATGGCAAAGCGTAATAATACATTGGAATTAATACCAGACAACCGTACAGAACTGCAAAAGCTGCAGGAATACCTGCAAAAAGGTGGCGATGTAAAAGGCTTAAAGCCAGAGTGGCGGCAAATGTGGGACCGTGTACTGCTAGTTGATGGCATTATAAGGCAATACCCTAGCAGTAAAGACCAGCTGCGCGTAATGCGTGAGCACCCAGAACTGCAAACGCTTAGCCGTACGCAGCTGTGGCGGTATCGTAATGCCACGCAGGAACTGATAGGCTTAACCGAAAGCAGCAAAAAGAAATACCAGCGATTAATTGCAGATGAACTGGTGCAGAAGGGTATTAATATGGCCGAAGCTTTCGACAAAGCAGGCGAAAGTGCAGCAGCTGGCCGTTTATGGGCAGAAATGATTAAGACTTACATTAAGCTGCACGCATTAGATGTGCACGATGATGATAGTACAGAGAAGCACGAACCAAATGCAAACCTGCTGGTGGTAGTTGGCAACGGTGGGCAGCCGCAAACTATTGACTTAAACAACCCTGCTGCTATTAATGAAGATATGCGCGCAATGGTGGTAAATGCAATTTTTAACGACCAAACGCCAAGCACCCCAGATTTTATACAAGATGCCACTTTCGAGGAATTACCAGATAAAGAACCTTAACTTAAACAAGCCACAGTGGCGCAGCTACCTTACACCAGCTAAAACCACTGTAAATGTTTGGTCGCGTGGCACCGGTAAAACCTACCAGCAGGCAGCTAAAATGCGCGTGCTGGCTTATGCTTTGCCGCGTGGTGTGGTGTCAATAGTTGGCAGAACATTAGACCAAATGCTTACTAATACTTTACCTGGTGCCATTGGTGCTTTAGAAGATTGGGGCTACACAGAATGGAACGGCACGCACGGCCACTTTGTAATTGGTAAGAAACCGCCAGACCATTGGCCACGACCATACGCCAAGCGTATTAAGTACGATAAGTGTATTACGTGGTACACTGGCACCACATTTGTTTTAATATCGCAAGAACGCCAAGGCAGTGGTCGTGGTTATTCGTTTGATGCTGTGCAAGCAGATGAATCGCTTACACTTAAAGAAGATCATCTTAAACAAGAAGTGCTGGCCGCTAACCGTGGTAATAACCATAAATTCAAGGATAACGTCTACCACCATAGTATCGAGTACTGGACCAGTAAGCCATACGTGGGTATGGGTAAATGGATAGATAAACTGGGCGCTTACTACTTAGAGCAGTACGATACAGATGTGCTTGGCGCAAACAACCGCGCTGCAGAAGTAATGCTGCAGTTTATTGATAGCCAAAGCCAGAAGGAACGTGTAGAACTTTGGCAGCTAATAGCCGAACACTTAAAAGCAAACCCTTACAAACCCAGCCGAGATGGCGTTTATTATAATGAAGCTGTAGTATTTGACAATATTAAAAACCTTGGATGGCAGTACATTAAGACACTGCGCCAGAGTATGCCAGATTATATGTTTAAGGTAGAAGTGTTAAACATTGGTATTAATGCACCAAGTGAACGCTTTTACATTCTGCACGAAGATTTGCGATATGATCCACCAAGCTACTACGAAACCAACGGCATACACTTAGCACATACTGCTACCATTACACCGTACCAGTTAGACACCGACCTGGTGCGTAATGAACCACTAGATATTGCTTGCGATGCAAACGCCAGCATTAACACCTTAGTGGTAGGCCAGCAAGTGCAGGATGAATACAGAATACTTAACGGTATTTACGTTAAGAAAGCGCTAACCATAGACAATGCGCAGCGATTCTGCGACTACTACCAGCAGCACCAAAATAAGCACGTGCGCTTCTATTACGACCATACATTTATCTACGTAGATGCTGGAAGGCCAGAAAGCTTTAAAGATCAATACGTAAAGGTTTTACGCCAAAACGGCTGGACAGTAGAAGAACACTACATTGGCCAAGCTGCTAGCCACCACAGTAGGTACGAAACCATTAACCAGATACTTACACACCAAGCCAACACCTTACCGGTACGCTTTAACCGCCAGCGCAGTAAGGATGTTTGGACAGCATTAGAATGCACTGGCATACGCCACAGCAATGGGCAGTTTAAGAAAGACAAAAGAGCAGAAGCAGATGCCAGCGCAGCCCAGGAGCACACCACACACTACACTGATGCGTTCGATACGCTACTGGTGGGCAGGCTAGTGCATACCAGGACACATACACAAGATCCAGAAGCGTTTAACGGTTTAACCGTTGGCAGCTGATATATCACTTACAAGCCACGTACAATTGCACCCACAGTATAG